CGAGTCTGAGAACCCAGTCCGATGTGGCCTCCTGGCGACGCATACCAGCATCCCATCTCGAGTACGTTTTCAGCAGCGGGAACGTACTCGTCGGAGCCCGCGGAGTCACGGAGCGGTCCGTTCTGGTACGGGACGTAATTGTCACGCGAGTCCTGGATGATGTCGGCGAGGATGTTCGCGACTTCGTACCCAGCAGCGTCTTTGTACAGCTTCGGGAGGTTTCCGATGTTCTCGATCATCGCACCGAAGCCGGAGGCCTGGTAAAAGACGTCTGCGCCGGTCCCTCCGGACTGGAAGTCGACTTTCGGCACCGCCTTCTTCGGAGGTGTGGAGACGCGGAGCACCTTCTTCCCGGTAGTAGCGTCGACGCGGACAGTATTCGCCATTAGCCGATCTCCAGCTTAACGTGGTGCGGTCCGTTCTCGTCACGAACGGATGACGAGTCGATGATCGGCGGGGACTGTACCGTGTAGTCCGAGGGAAGCACGATCTTCGACGTCAGCGGAGGAGCGACGAACGTTCCGACGAAGATCGTTCCGCGGGCGGTGACTTCTCGTCCGCTTGCGTCGACAACGATGTGGTTCCCCATTTGAATGCGGCAGGGGAAGACCTGCGGATGCGCCAGATCGTACTGCGGCTTACCGGACGAGTCGAGAGTCGGCAGCATCGCGTAGATCGTGATCGTATCCGCCATCATGTCGAGGAAGTCGGTGTAACTCACTGGACTCCTCCGTTCGTGATGTGCCCGTGCCAACAGCCCCAGGCGCTTGCGTCGATTGACGGCTGGAGCGTGAGCGTGTCGAAGGTCTCTCCGTTCACACGCGTCCAGACGATTCTACCGACGTGTTCGTCTGCAAGGTGCCCGACGTGCTGAGGGTCCTGATCGGACAGGATCTGCTGCTTGTGTACCAACTTGATATCGACCGGTTCCCGCCCGCAGATAGTCGGAGCGAAGAAGATCGCGAGTCTCGTCACCTTGCAGTGCGGACAGAGAAACGACACCCCTTGCTTCGCGTCAGGAGGCGCGTTGTACTCTGCACACCAACGGGGAGAGAGCTCGGTCAGTCTCATGGTTAGTTATGCGGGAACGGCGGGTTCTGATCGTTCGAAGTGATCGTACCCGGCTGTTCTGCTCCCGGATTGTCGAACGTCGTCATGCCGATGCGAGGCGCAACCCAGTCCGGATCGTTCTCCTGAGCGATCTTGTCGGCGATCGAGATCCCGCCGACATACGGAACCTGGTACGTCATCCCGCGTGCACGAAGGTCAGCGGCGAGAGACTTGAAGAAGCGGAGGTCGTACCCGAGTTCGAGGTCTCCTACCTTCTTCTTGTTCTGGCCGAAATTCCGGATAATGAAGATTTCGATACACCGGGCCGCCATCATGTAGGCGTTCGCCTCCTGGCTTTGTACCCAGTCGATTTCTTCGTCGAACACGAGTTGCCGGTTCGCGTTCGTATCCTGCATGAGGAAGCGAACTTGATCACGGACTCCCACCGTAACCGCAGGGTTTGACGGCTGCGGATACGGTGAGACCGTCTGATCGTAGAACGCGGCGTTGTACGTCCAGTGGAGAGCCATCAGCCTACTTCACTGCGAAGCGCAGGAGCTCTACGAACACCCAGAACGTGAGGCCGACTGCGACCGCACGGTTCCAGGTCGGCGAGGTCGGCTGCCACGCCGCGAAGGCGAAGCAGCAAACCGCGAACGCGAGGAGAAGGAGCGAGATGAGTGGGAGCATGTTTCCTCCTAGAACGTCGCGATGATGGTAACGACCGGGCTGCCGCTCGTTGCTGTCGAGAAGCGAGCCCGGAACTTCGATCCTGGTACGGGGTTTCCGGAGGTCGACCACATGCCGTTGGTGGTGGCTGTCGTAACCGCTGTCTGTGTACCGGACACCGGGAACACGTTCAAAGCGTTCCAGGTAGTACCGGCGTCAGCAGAGATTTCGAAGGTGATCGTTCCGGTCCATGTTCCAGAGATGCCGACGGAGATCCGGGAGTAACCGCCGAGGTTGACTCCGATACAGCCAGTGCTGGAGATCGAGGCGCCTGCGCACGTATTAGTCGTCAACGTGGCAGACGCCGTGATCGGTTTGATGGTCGAGATCGTCTGGGCAGACGGCGTCGCGACGAGCAACGCCAAGAGCGAGACGATGAGCAGAATCGTTCGTTTCATGTCGGTCCTCCTAGAACCAGTAGATCGTGAGGTTTTCGGTTCCGACCGACGTGATCACGAACGTTCCGGGCCCTGCTGGAAGCGGAATGCACGCGACGGCAGCGGCGTCGAGCGGAACGCCAGTGTCTCCTGTGATCCCCTTCAGGGTCTTGCCGTTCGTGCTGCCGGACGGCGGAACGAGAATCGCCATGCGCGAGCCGGCCGCAGGCGTGATTGTGTTTGCACCGGCGCTGAGCGCGATGACCTGACGCTGAGCCGGTGACGTCGCGTTGTTGAACGCGGCGAGGGTCGGAAGAGACCCCGCCACGTCTCCCGTGAGAGTGGCGGAGTAAGCGATGCCAGCGGTAACTGCCATCTTCGTTCTCCCTTACGCGATCGTGACGCCCGAGCCCTGCGAATTCAGGAGTCCGGCGATCGCGAGGACCTGATGGTTTGCCGAAGCGCCGAGCGACTTCGTGACCTTCGCCTGGATGGTGAATGTCTGAGTCGCACCGTTCGCACCCGTGATCGCGGAGACTTGGTAGGCGACCGCGGCGTTGTTCGCACCGGCGACGCTGGCGACTGCGGACGAGGTGAGGGCAGCGGCGACTGCGACGGTAGCGACACCGGCCGTACGTGCGACGGTGACGAGACCGAACGCACCGTTCGACGATTCGAAGGCGCCGACCGCGCCACCGGCTCCGAGGGAGCCCATGAGCGTGATCTCGATCGTCGCAGCCTGTGCCGAGTTCGGTACAGTCACGGTGAAGAGGTCGACGAACGTGGCGTCGGCCATGCCGGTGATCAGCTTGCTAATGTTGACCTGCGTCTGCGCGCCAGCATCCTGACCGTTGCCCCCGATGACGACTTTCTTGAAGCCACCGAGGTAGTAGAAGAATGTCTTTGCACGTTCCTTGATCGCCATGCTAGGCCTTCTTTCCCGTCGAAGCCGGCTGTTGAGGGGCTGTCTCGTCGATCACGAGATGTCTCAGCCCGACCAGCTGGTCGATTTTTTCCGGAGTGAGGCTAGAGTGATCGACGATCTGCCCCTGCTCATGGATGACGTCGCCGATCCGGAGGCCCGCGCGAGCTGCCCGGTACTTCCGGTTCGGCGATGGAAGACGCTTGATGAAACGTTGCGATTCCAGAAGGACATCGCGACGGAACGGCCAGCCGTCGGTATTGACCGGCTGGCCTTTCTTGTAGGAGGACTTCCCTACGTTGAAGTCCTTCAGCGCAACGTACGTGGCGGCCATGGTTTCCTCGTCGGCCTAGTTGACGACGGCCGAGAAGAACGCGCCTGCGTTGGCGTTGATGATCTGGTTGGCGAACGCGATCTGCGCCTCGCAGCGCTTCGTCGTGAGGCCGAGCCAGGGCATCGGGATCTCGTACGCTCCGATGGTCTCACCGAGACCGTACGACACGCCCTTCCACATGAAGGAGTAGCGCGAGGACATCGTGTACAGGCCGGGCTTCTCGGCCAGGTACTCGAGCATCGCGTTCTTCCCCGCGGTGAGGGCGTACACGGCGGTCGCGTTCTCGACGTTCGACGCGTAGACGCTCTTGGAGACGACGACTTCGTCCACCGAGAAGATCTTCGCGAGGGCCGCCTCGTTCGCGATGGCCGGCGAGCCCGGCGACGCACCGTACTTGATCAGGTCGATGACGTCGGGGTGACGGATCAGCTTCTGGTACACCTGGAAGCCCAGGTTGAAGCGGTTCGGGAGCCACCCGCAGTTGGTGAGCAGCGCGGCCTGCTGCACCTGAACGTCTTCGATCGGGGTCGACGTCGGATCGTCCCAGCGGAGGGCGAACCCGGAGCCGAGCGTGAGGTCGCCGCCGGTGCTGGAACCCGTCCAGATACCGGTGGAGAAGAAGTCGCTGACGCCCTGACGCTCCTGGCGGATCAGCATCTTCCGCGTCACGAACTTGATCGCGTCCCGCTTGCCGTCGAGCGGGTCGTCCGTGTTGCTGCGCACCTGCTCGTCCACGTCCTTGTGGTAGGCGTAGACCTGGCAGTTGAACGGCGTGGTCGAGACGTTGTAGCCGCCGCCTGCGGACTCCATCGCCGTGCCGCGCAGCTGAGCCTCATCACGCAACCAGTCGTTCTGGTTGTAGATGAAGTAGAGGTCGGATTTCTTGTCCGACGGCAGGATCCCTTCGCGCGTCCACGCGAAGTAGTCGAGATCCTGGATCGTCGCCACACTGATGTTCGTCAGCGGGCGATTGACGTGTACCTGTCCGATTGATGGCTGAGGCATTTCTGCTGCTCCTTCGAGAAGGGGTGTTGACTACGCCTTGATCGACGGCGCAGAGAGGTTGACGGTGACGACTGCGTACGCGTTGGCGGCTCCGCCGATAACGTCGCACGAACCCGCGGCGATCTGACCGCTGACGGCCGGCTGACCCTGACCGGACGCGGTGGTAGCGACGACGCAGCCCGCTGTGAGCGTTCCGCCGTCCTGGAGCTTCGTCTGACCGACCGCGACGACTTCGACGGGCTGGCCGACCGCGCTCGTGGGAGCAGGTGCCTGGAGAACTCCGCAGGGGACGTCGTTGACGCCGCTGCAGAGGATGACCTGCTGACCGGTGCCGTTGTACTTGACGAACTTGTACTGAACCGACGCCGCGGACAAGTCCGCACCGGAAACGGCGCCGATTCGCTTGACTGGCTGCTGTCCTTCGAATGCCATGGTTGCTTCTCCTCGTGAACGGGTGACGGGTGACCGCCGTTAGGCGATCACCTGCTTCTCTTCCTCGTAGTACCGCTTCACGAGGGGGAAGTTCTCCGGGTCCTGCATGACCTTGTCGATGGCCTGCGCCTTGGTCATCTTGGAGTCGGTCGACTTCGCGAGGACGCCGGCCGCCTTCGCCTCGATCTCCTTCCAGGCGCTGGGGCGCGGACCGCCCGGGATGCCCGAACCGAGATCGTCCTCGAGCTTCTTGGCGAGCTTCGCCTGCTCGTTCGCGGCGGCGAGCTTCGCGACGAGCGACTCGTACGCCTTCGGCGACGCCTGCTTGAGGATGAGGTACTCCGGCGCTTCCTTCTCGATGTCGATCGTGAGGTTCGCGAACTTCGCGAGCTCGACGCGGACTTCTCCGAGTTCACGCTTCGCGACCTCGCCCTTAACGATGACGTCGGCGGCCTTGAGCGACGCTTCCGCGGCTTCCAGGCGCTTCTGGAGGTCTTCGGTTCGCTTCGCGATCGCTTTCTCGACTTCCTTCTTGTCGGCTGCGCTCATGTGGACGTCCTCGTGGGCTCCGGCTGCGCCGCCGCCCTCGGCGAAGTCCTGGTTGTCTTCGGGGAACTGGGCGCCGTTCATCTTGTGCATCGCGGCGATGTGCTCGCCGAGAGCCTTGTGCATCGCGTGCATCGGGTGCTCCGCCGGGAGTCCCTTGAGGTGCTCGGTCATCGCCTTGTGCATCTCGGCCAGGGCGTTGATATGACCCATCTCCGCCTGCTCGTGGTCTTCCGAGCCAGGCGTGTCGAGGTCGCTTCCGTCTGCGGGTGTCGCGTGGGTTGCCGGAGGCGGAAACGCCTTCAGGAACTCACGAAACCGCTTCATGAGATTCTTCTCTGTCATGTACGTACTCCTTCGTGGACCGGGGCGATTGACGTGGACCGCTCCGATCCCCGGAGCGTCCTTCTTCGTGTTGTGCTTCTGAGCTTCGATCGCGGCGAGCTGCTTTGCGGCGTCGGCGTGGGAATCGTGAGTGCCGAGGACACGACTGCCGTCCTCAGTCGTGACTTCGAACTTTCCGTTACGTTCGCGGATCTTCTTGGAGACACCCTCCTCCCGCTTGACGAGCATGACTGTTGCGCCTGGGTTCGCTGGGGCGTCGACCAGGTCGATACGATTGAGTTTGACCTTACGAAGAATGTTCGGCATAGTTACACCGGAATCCGATCTCCGCTACCCTGGATGCTGAAGGCCTTAAGCTCCCCGCTGTTGACCTTGGCGAGGGTGGCTTTGTCGACTTTCACGCCGATGAGCCACCCGACAGGAGTCGTTGCAGCGGCTTCGGGACCGAAGAAAGCTTTGACGATGTCGGGCGTGGTGACGAGGGAGGCTACAACCGTGCCTGTGACGCCGCCTTCGTGCATTTCGCCGGAGTTCCGGCAGTTGAGCATGAAGTCGACGACGGATTTCTCGAGTTCTTCGGGTTCCCACTGGTCGCCCTGGCGGTCGGTGACGAGGCCGTTCGAGTCGACGCAGACGTTACCCCAGCCGTAGACGATCCCTTGGGCGTCGTCGATCTTGACGATGTTGCTCTGGAAGCGCTTGCTTGCAGCGGCTTCGGGCTTCGTGCGCTTCGCACCGGGCTTGTACAAGTTGCAGCAGCCGCAGGCGTCGATGCTGCCGTCGACAATCTCGCAGGCACCCTTCGGGTCGAAGTGCTGGCAGTTGTTGCACTCGAACGGGCCAGACTCCGGCTCCATGTAGGAGACCCGGGGATCCTCCTTCTCGAGCTTCGCCGTGCTATCGACTGCGGTCGGTGCCATGGTTGAGCCTTAAGTGCGAAGCCGCTGCAACTACGCGCTAGCCGGGATCGTCGCGCGGGCTTCCACGCCGGCGTCCGTGTTCGGGTTGTTCAGGCAGCGGGAGCAGACTTTCTCGCCCCGGCTGAGTGCGAACGCATCGATCCCGTTTCCGCAGCCCGAGCATACGCGAGGGTCGTTCGACACCGGACCCGCGAGCGTGATCGGGATTGCAGCGGCTGCGGCAAGGTGTGCTGGCACTTTCAACGCGCCGACTTCACGCTGCGGGCGAGTGCGGCGGAGGACGTCGAGCTCGGCACGGGTCGCTGCTTGCGCATTGTGCAGGATTTCGAGGGCTGCCTGCTGTGCAACGGGGAGGTTACGTTCGGCCACTTCTTATACTCCTCTGAGAGACGTGTTGTTGGAGCCTTGGGGCTTCGCCTTCGGGTCGTTCGCAATGCGCTCCGGCGGTTTGGCTGCGCCGGGCGTGCGAGGACCGGGAGTTTGACGCATACGCGGGAGTCGAGTTCCGCCCGTTGCGTTGCGAGGCGGCCCGGAACGGACTTCTGTCGGAGCATTGTGTTCGGGTTCGGCGACAGACTCTCCGCTCTGTGCACCTTCGGAAAGCGTGGCTTCCGGATCGACGATGCCGGAGGTCGGCATGTGGACGGTGTCCAGAAGCGCTTCGGTAAGGTCGGTATCCGGGAACAACGGGGCCCCAGCTTGTGCCAGGCGTGCAATGAATGTGCCGAGGACATCCGCGGGCAGATTCTCGACATTTGAGTGCCCAAGCGTGGGTGCGAGCACTGCCGGGACCCCGTTGAGCTTGAGGAGAAGAGGGATCGCAAAGCGGTTGAAGGTTGCGCAGATGCTATCGAGCAGGCTGTTGAGGGCTGCCGTAAACAGCTGGGACTTCGTCGATGCGAGGGCTTTCGAGCCCTGGGCGTCATGTCCGAGCATGATGAAGTCGGCGAGAACGGACATGGCGATGTCCTTCTCGTAGCGCAGGATGATCGCGTTCGTGTCAAAGTTCCGCTTGCCTCCGGTAGACGCAAGCTTGAACTCGATGTGCCACGGAAGGACCATTCCTTCCTGTTCGTCCCGGCGAATGCTCCGGACCATACCTTGCAGTTTCTGCAGGTATAGAGCCGCCATCGTATCCTTCGGGTTCCACAGGTCGATCGGGGCGTAGCCCTTCGTCTGATCCGGAGGAAGCTGCTGGAAGTACGGGTACCCGACGAGATCGCGTTCGACGCCGATCGCTTCGATCGTCTGGATGTTCTTCTTGAAGAGGTACGACGGAACCGCGTTGCGAATGAGTGAACGCCCTTCCGGGTTGTTCTTCGCGAGTTGCGTCCGGAAGTGTAGGCACTTTGCGAGTGGGACTCGGCGGATTCCGAAGTCCGGCGGCGCCATCTGCTGCATCACGATCGCGTGGGACTGTGCGTCCCATTCCCACATGAAGAGGGTCTCTTGCGAGCGGATCTCGATGTTGCGGAAAGCAAGCCACCCGTCGTTGTACTTCGACGGGGTGAACGGGGTGGGAATCGGACCTTGTCCTTCACCGCCGGGGTCGACCGGCTGAATCGTCTGAAGCGTCGTCAGGTTCGTCGGATCGGTTCCGCGACATCGCTTGAACGACATTTCGTGAACGGACCAGCCGAACCCGAACATGGACATGACGTCGGAGAGCAGGTCGGGCCACGTAACTTCTAGGTCGTCGAAAAGCGCTCCGCGGACGCGCTCAGCGATCTGAAGCGCCATCATGTCGTCGACGCCCGTACCTCGGGCAGGATCGATACGGAACGTGCTGCCCCTGGCAAGAAACTGAGCGGCGAATAGGAACGCACCTGTAATCGGGCAGTTGTCAATCTGCTCCCGATACAGCTTCATCCCGGTGGGGCCTTGGAGGGCTTGCAGCCACTCCTCGTACACACGGGAAACCCCGCCGTACCTCGCGACACCGGTGATACCGAAGTCGACTGGGATGTCGGCTTGTGCGCCTTGAACGAGCTTGAGGACGGTAGGGTCTGCGGCCACTTAGCTCATCCGTTTCAGGGTAGAAGAATTCTGCATCATAGCCAGCTCGACTAGTTGCTTCGCAGCGGGTTGTGTGCAGGCCGGGACGTGTCGACGCCCGAGTTAAAGTTCCACTTGCTGTCTCCGACGAGTTCGGCGTTCGCGTTGGCGAAGTTCGAGACTTCGTCGAGAGTGAGTTCGCTGACGAAATTCGGGTTGCACAAGGCGAGCATGAGTGCGTCAGCCCTGTTGGGCGAGCGGACGCCACGGCGCCTCGCCTCGTCCTTCGACTCCATCAGGATCTTGCCTTTTTCGGCGGGCTTGTACCGGAGGGTCGCCAGCTCCGCTGCCAGATCCTCGTCTTCGGGATCGAGGTCGACCATCCCCTGTTCGAAGAGCGTGCGAACGTACCACCAGAATTGGGCACGAAGGTTGCTGAAGCGGTCCGGCTCGTGCGATGCACGCCCGACGTTGATTCCGGTAATGGGTAGTTCGAGCTCGATGGCCCGATCACATACACCACGGCCGATACCGATGACGTCGACCCGTATGCTTCTGCACCCAAAGGCAGCCCTCATTGCGATGATGTCGTCGACGACGCGCATCGTGTCCGGGGACTGCGCCGACTTGACGACGCGAACGAATCCGCCCTTGGCAATGGCGATCACGCTTTCGTCACCACCACCGCCGACGTCGACCCCCATGTTGATCGGATCGTCGGCAACCTGTT